TTAAAGAAAACATTGGAACTACAGACCAGATCTCCATTCAGGTTATTCGTGGAGAACCACAGATGCGTAAATTAATCGCTGTGGGTGGGCAACCTGGAACTGGCAAGACCACTCTGTTCCGTAAGTTTATGGAGAAGTATCAATGGGAGAAAGTCGAACCTAAAAAGATGCTTCCTGCTCTATATTGTAAAGAACTCGACCTATACATTCTAGGTAAGTATGATGATGGGGAAACTTTTGCTGGTACAGATCGTCTAAGCATGGCTGTTCAACCAGTGGCACAAGAGTTTGTTAGTGAAACCACCTCCAATATTCTATTCGAGGGAGACCGAATCTTTAATCAGTCTTTCTTAGAGTTTGCAATGGGACTTCCGAATACGGATCTACAGGTAATTTACCTTAAAGTTCCAGATGCCATGCTAAAAGAACGATATGCAGAACGAGGATCTGACCAATCTGAGACATTCCTAAAAGGTCGAGCGACTAAATATAGCAATATACTGTCTAATTTTGAACTGATGCCCTATATTACAGAGTTTGTTAATACTAACTTAGAGGAGCAGGGAAAGGTTTTGGGTTTCTTGGAAGGACATTTCAAGAGATAAAATACCTTTCTAGGATGTAAAATGAAGTTCCTAGAAAATGCCAATTTCGACTGGATGGATCTACTCAACTTTGGGGAACGACCATTCAGAGCGAAGTTCATTCCTGCAAAGGTTTGGAAAGATCTTGATCTCTATCGCAATGATAGTAAAGGTCTTTCAAACTACTTCCGTAAGTGGCGAACAAAGATAGAGTTTCGACCAGAGCCATCCAGAGCCAAAATGTATGAGAGCTATGTGGCTGTTGGTGGAGAATACGATCCCAACGATCGCCAGTCTACAATATTTGTCTATACCTACTACTTTGACAAATTCCCCTTCACAGAAAGAACTTGGAACAAATTCAAGTATCGTCTAATTCAAGTGACCATGCATGAATTAATACACTTCATGCAGTTCGATCGCAGAGGAGACGAGTGGAGTGGATATGTAGTTCCATACAAAAAAGTTAAGTCACAAAAGAAGAATGACGAGAGAAAGTATCTCTCTGAGTTCGATGAAATACAAGCATATGCACATTGCTGTTTGTTAGACTTTAAAACCTATCGTCCAAATGTTCCCATCGAAGATCTGTTATCTCGTGCAAAGAAATACAGAGACTCATCAACCCTTAGATCCTATCTAAAGTCCTTTAATTACGACTACAAGAACAATGTTGCAATCCCAAAGATTATGCAACAGATTATCAAGTGGGATCGTAAATATCAAAAAACAGTCCGAGCATCTAAACAAAGAAGATAAATAACCTCGTTACTCACAAGGTTATTGATGGCAAAACTTTCCAACGAATTAGATCTCGTAGCAGTTCAAGCGAAACTAACTAAATCTACCAAAGCAAATTGGGAGAAGGTCTTTGCTAAGTTCACTGACACCCAACAAAAAGTTCTAGACAAATTAATATCAGATAAAGCTGTGAATTGTCATATCTTTACAGGAAGTGTTACTTTTAGAAACGCTAGTGGATCTGTTAAAAATTTACCAATAAAACCGACTGGTTTCAAAGGTGGTATGAGCAAATCTCAAACTGCCATAGATGTATTTTTAAAAACAGTATATACATCTTCATTTGACCCAAGCGTATCTGTGGATAAGTTTATAATCGCATGTGCCTTTTATTTCTTAATATATCAACCTAACAGAGTTAAAACCGAATCTGATAAAACAGAAGCTGCAGAAGGACAACAGGTTAAGGCTACTCAATCTGTATTAAAGTTATTGTTAAAAGAACAAGGTGAGATAAGATTAAAGATTGGTGATAATTACTACACCATAGATGAGTTTGATCAGTATACTGCTGGACGACCGAAGGCAGACGCCACCTTTAAATATAAAGGAACTGATGTTGTCTTTCTTTCTCTGAAGAAAGGATCTAAAGCAGGAGACTTCCAACAATATGGTGGTAGTACTGATTTAGGATTAACTACAGCAAACATGAATCAATTCCCAGAGGTGCAAGAATTCGCCAACAAAATTGAAAGTGTTTGTGCTGGACTAAGTTTAAATAAAACAATAAATGGTTATGATTTCTGGGATCTAAAGAAGGGTGCTTATTTTGGATATCCTCTCAGAGATCCTAAAGTTGCAGCGACAGTTATGTTTGGTAAAGATTTTGGTTCTACAAAATTTGGGATAAACAATTGTAATTGTACTATTGATGGAGACATAGTTTTTAAGAAAACTAAATCTGCCAATACCTTTGAGTTAACTGGACAATATCACATAAGCATAAACCCATATGAATATAAAACTCCTCAATATCCAGCATATTCAGAAACTGATATCTATGCTCCTATTTTGTTCTTAGCCAAAGCAAATAATGTTAATCATATCGGTTTTATACACGCTAGGTTCTATATTTGGCCACAGAATAACTCTGCCAAAACAGGTATTAAAAACCTAGAAGATGCCATAACGGCATTTGAATCTAAAGACCCAACTAAAATAAACTCCATAAAAATCAAGTATCTTTAACCCTAAATAGTAGACTACTAATTTGTCAAATGGATCTAATGAAAGATAGCCCAATGTTAAAATTTAAATCATTCTTAAAAGAAGAAACTCTGCTGACAGAGAAGGCACTTAGCAGTGCAGTTGACAGTGATGATAAAGGTAAGTTGCATGAAATCCTTTTATCAAAACATCTACACCCAGAAACTAAATTGCCTGATCACCATCGTGCAGAATCTGAAAATGAAGACCATGCTGGCACACCACAACAAGTTCACGATCGTTTAAAGAAAAAGATTGGTGATGCTGCATACAATGAAATTGATTCACACGCAAAATCTACAGCCAAAGCATTACACGATCATCTAGTTCAACAGGGACATATCAAACCTGGACATAAGATTGGAAATGTTTATTGGACATCCAACGCTGACAAACCAAACAAACCTGGAGATCATGAGAAGACTACTGGCATTAAAGATGTAAACTCAAACGCAGATTTGATTGCCGAGATTCATGATAAAAATGGTAAGGTTATTGGACACCATGGAATCTCAGCAAAGTACGGAACAAACAAACAACCAAACTATCGCAATCCAGGACTTGACTCTTTAGAGAAAACTGCAAACATTCCAACTGGTTCTTTAAACTCGCATTTAAAAGTACATGCTGCAGCAATGGAAAAAATAGGTTACGCTGGTTCAGCTGAAGATCGTCATGCTCAATACAAAGCAGACAGTATGGGCATTGAGAAGGTAAGAGCAGAGCATGCTCGTCTTTCTGGACTACTTTCTTCTGGTAGAAAACTATCCGCAAAAGAAAAGAATACACATAAACATTTTGAGATGTTTGTTAGTGCTCATGACAAGCATAAGAAACCAGATGAGTTTCTACAGATGGCTGCAGCAAGAGCAAAGTCTGCTGAAGAAGGTGCATTGATTGCCAAACGAGCAATCGCCAAGAAATTCGCAGATGGTTTGGCTAAACATGATGACACTAAACTTAGAGAAATTGTTAATCAGCATGTATCTGCTCCAACTAAAATTCCACACACTGTGGCTCACTCTCATGTTCAAGATGATGGCTCATCAAAACCTGTAGTGAAACCTGCACATAAAATTGCTGATGAACATTTAGATAATTTTGAGAATCTTCATGTAGTTCATAATGGTGGCATCGCTGTCAACATTAAAGGCACACATAAGAAAACTGGTAAGATTATGAATGTGGCGACCATGACTATGAAGGGATCTTCTGGTCCACACAAGGGAGCCAATGGCACTTTCACTCTAGGATAATCCCCTCAAGTCTGTAGGGTTATTATAGAAAGGTGTTGTCTTTAATTGCAACTTGCGGTATAATAGAGGTATGAAAAGGTTTAGAGAATACATAGAAGAAGCGGTGGTAGAGCCGACTGGGAGTCTAACGATATTCGATATCGATGACACTCTATTCCACACCACTGCTCAAATCGCAGTTGTCAAAGATGGTAAGACTATCGCCAAACTTACCAATCAAGAATTCAACAACTACAAATTAGGTGACGGAGAGTCCTTTGACTTCTCTGAGTTTAAAGATGCACATAAGTTCTATCATGAGAGCAAACCAATTGGTAGAATGCTGGCAAAAGCCAAAGCAATCTTGATTAACTCTGTTAAGAATCCATTAAGTAAAGTTATCATTCTTACTGCTCGTGCAAACTTTGATGATAGAGATAAATTCCTATCAACATTCCGTAAGTATGGTTTCGACATCGACAGAGTTCGTGTTGAAAGAGCAGGTGAATTAGTTGGCAATGAGATTCCAGCTATTAAGAAAGTAGTCATCGTTAGAAAATATCTACAAAGCAATCAATATGGTAAAGTAAGATTGTTTGATGATTCAATGAGTAATTTACGAGAGTTCTTAAAGTTAAGAACAGAGTTTAGAAATATTAAGTTCGAAGCATTCTTCGCAAATCCAGATGGTTCAGTAAAGGTTATTAAGTGAAAACACTAAAGAGTTATATCGTTGAACAAAAGAACACTCACATGACTCATGTGGAAGATCTGGTATTCGATGGTGGTGTTGATGGTACTCGTCAAGCAATTAAGTTCCTTCAAGATCTCCGTGACATGCTTGCTGGCAATTCAAAGACTAAAATCACTGCCACTGTAAAATGGGATGGTGCACCAGCAGTGTTTGCTGGTATCGATCCAACAGACAAGAAGTTCTTTGTTGCTAAGAAAGGTGTCTTCAATAAGAATCCAATAGTCTACAAAACAAACGCACAGATTGATGCCGACACTACTGGCGATCTTGCTGCAAAATTAAAGGTGGCTCTTGCCGAGTTTAAGAAACTTGGTATTAAATCTGGTGTGTATCAAGGTGACCTTATGTTCACTGACGATAAAAAGATTGTTACTATTGACGGACAGAAGTATGTTACCTTTCATCCAAATACAATCGTCTATGCTGTTCCTGTTGGCACAGAGTTAGCCAACAAGATTATGAAAGCGAAGATTGGTGTAGTTTGGCACACAACATACACTGGCTCTACATTTGAGTCAATGACTGCATCGTTTGGTAAATCAATCGTATCAAAGATGACACCATCTGCATCTGTCTGGATGGACGATGCGAACTATAAAGATTACTCTGGCACTGCCACATTTACTCAAGAACAGACTAAAGAACTAACTGGGATTTTATCACAGGCTGGTTCATTGTTTAGTTCTATTCCTGCAGCAACTCTCAATGCCATTAAAGATAATGAAGATCTTAACATGGCAGTCAATACATACAACAATTCAAAAGTTCGTGCTGGTGAACAAATCACTGACACTCATGCACATGTGGTTGGTTTGTTCAATTATATCCACGATAAGTATCAGGGTG